CAAGCATTACGTTCCCCCGTACACCGGGGCCAGGAAGTTCGAGGTGACGGTGTCGGGTTGTCAGCCCGGTCAGATGGTGGCGCTGCGTCTGCCGCGCCCTTGGTCACGCCCGTGGGGTTTGGAATGAGAATCGTAGTCAGGGTATTCGGAATCCCCGTCCTCACAGTCGATGTGCTGGGCGGGGATTTCCTTTCAGAGGGTGAAGACGAGTGCGACACCCGCATTGAGGGTGGCAGCGCACATAACTTCGAGCGGGACGTGAACCCGTTCGCACCGGAGGACCGTTATGGCTGGGAATGGGAGGACAGGCGTGGATTCGGTTTTGGAGCGCGCTGACCTTTCCGGTGGCTTGTCCAGCCTCGCGGATCACGAAAACCTGTGGGGGAAGGTTCAGGATCGCAGAGCATGGTTGGAGAAGCTGCGGCTGTCTAAGCCGGTCATCGAACTGTATGACGGGGACTACCAGTTACGCGGCCAGGTGGCCGGTGAACGGTCAGGTGACTTTGAGGATGTCGAGAACGAGACCGGCACCGCCAGCATTCAACTGGGTTTGGATCATTACCTCGCTAAGTGGGTGATGAACCACAAGGGCCGCCAGAAACGTAACGTACACATTGTTATTGAGAAGCAGGGTGTTCGTTGGTCTGGCCGCATGTCGGACTACCGGGTTGTGAAAGAGGACTCCGGGGACTGCTACCTGGATATCACTTTTTTGCACGATTTCGAGGAACTGAAACACATCAGGGTGTGGGCTAATCCATTTTTAAGGCCCGAATTCCAATTTCCCAAATTATGGGTAATTTTTGGACCTGCCCGGTTTTGTCTCCTGACAACACTTTTTGTGAACCTGTGCATTCGTTTGGAAGGTTCTTTGTGGTCCCTGCCGGACGATCCTCTGGATATCAATGAGTGGATGGGGCCTAGCTTTTACCCAGGTAACTGGCGAAACATTGTGAAGCCCTACCCGCTACTGGGGGATAACACCCCGATTACGATTGTGTTCTCACGGTTCGGTTCGTTCTACGACATGGCGAAACAAGTGTTGGATGACACTGGTTTGACTATCACTTGCCGGAGGTATCTGCCGGATCGTGACCCGCACCCGTTCGAGAACCTTATCGGTGAGCAGCAGCTACTCGTTGACCTTTACACCGCGATTCCGTTGCGCCCAGGCTGCTTGGTGTGGGACGTGGAGGACAACAACGAGTGGGGGAAGGAAACCGCGTTCGGCGGTTCGATTCTGGTCGGTTTGACCAGGGGCATCGTCCAGTTGACCTCTGACGGTTACACGGAAGGTGTGGACGTGTTTACCGGGGATGCGACTTTTCCCGGTGAGTATTACACCCCGATGTTTTTCGGCACTTCCCCGCAGGCACCGCATGTGGTGTTCCAGGAAGGTGTGTATACGGGAATTAAATCGTCTGAGTTTCAGTATTTTGAGGCCACAGATACCAGTTTCCTGACAGGGGGTTCGTCGGCTCCGGGCATTAACGAGGCGGCGTCGGCGGCGGTGAATATCGGCGGCGACATCATTTCCTCGCTGATCAACAGTGCGTTGGAAGCCGCTTCAGGTGCCCCTGTCGGGGCTATCCCCTTCGAGATGCCCTCTTTGGGCGGTATGCTTGATGCTGTAGCCCAGATTTTCTACCGCGATGTTCTGCTGGCATTTATGCAGGTGCCGACACTTAGGGCAATGGGTATCAGTTTGCCTATCGCCGGTTTGGAGAACATCAAATCCAGTTTAGGTGACTTCCATTACTATGAGGGCTGGGGTGAAGCGGAGAAAGCGTTCACTCTTGGGGCCGCTATGGCGATCAAGAAGCGGATGTTTGAAACCCAGGCGCACACAGCGCACACCCTGCAGATCAGTGATGCTGCCCCGTACCTGTTCGGGAGAAACGGCTACGGGCATATGTGGGTCGGTTCCCGTGTCGGCACAACCGTTTTGGGTTACCCGGACCCCGACACCATCTTCGTGGAACGGGTGAAGAAAGCGAAGTATTCGTGGGGTAAGGACGGCCCTTCGGGTTGGCAGATCAGCCTGGGCTACCGCAAACCGTCTGACCCCATGACCCGTGTCATGGCCGAGATTCAGAAACTAGGCAGTATCGGAAGCCAGTTAGGACTGTTGTGATGATTCGCTCCCAGGAGCAGACGAACTATCAAAACCCGCGTGAGCATTTCGTGTGGGCGTTACGCAACCTTCCCATGATTGCGGGGGTGGGTGGTATCACTCACCCCCAGTTCCTCACGCAGTGGTCCGAGCATCTGTTCAACTGCGGGTTCGCCCACCGCGACTACATTGCTTCGTTGGCTGATGAGAACGGCATGGTGCATGTGAGCCAGTTGCCCAGGCAGGTTTTGGATTTCCAACCCGCTGTGCGCGGGCCGCGCCACGCTTACAACAACGCTGCCGGGTGGGTCACTGAGGGCACACCGGCACCGGAACCGGTTCGGCTGCCTGACATTCAGGAGTTGACGGCTAACGAGCAGCAGGCGATGTTGCAGCAGTTCGTGGATGCCGGGTTGGTGTCGGAGCCGGTGAACGGCCCCGCGTTCCTCCCCGCCGAGGTTGCTGATGAGTGACGGCTCGTATGTGATCGGTGGCGGGGATTGGGGTCAGAACGTCAACGAAACCCTGCTGAATCAGATTGTGGGGGTTACTCCGACGTGGGATGCCCCGTTGGAGCAGGTTGAACGCCAACTGTTGCGGTTGCCGTTGGATGCTTTGAGACAGTTCGAGCCGGTTTTAGGTGGGGATTTCGGCGGCGAAACATCTGCGGTGACCACCATCATGGGTGCGTTGAAAACCAAACCGGATCTGATGAAGTTCTTCAAAGACATCATCAACAACATCGTTGATGGTTGGCAGGGGTTGGTGGAGGGCGACTGGGATTTCCTCGACATCTACGCGACGATGGAGCAGATCGCCGCAGCTATCGCCAACCTGAACTCAGATGTGGCCGCACTGTTCGCCGGGGGTGCTGACGGGATCAGCAAAACCGAGAACTTCAACCTCTACCCTGACGGTGGTCCTGGGTCGAAATGGGAAACGTGGCATAAAGGTTTAGCTGCGGAAACCATTGAGATCAAAGACGGCAAAATGTGGTTGTTCTGTTTCCCTCTGGCTACCCGCACCGGTTGGGCTAAGTACGTTGCGGAGGACACCGGCACCGACTTTCAGCGTGTCGGTGTGGTGTTCCAGGCGAAGCCGCAAGCAGGTTTGTTCAACCAGACCGCGTTCAACTACATCATGGGGCGTGTCGCCAAGATGGGTAACACCGACACAACTGCGACGTTCGTGTTCGCGAAGCTGGGCGCTAAGTCCGCTGAGATCGGTGTGAACATTCGGGGCACTGAAACGATCTTCAAGAAGGCTGCCTCGTTCAACTTCAACCCCGCCGCCAGCTACACGTTGCAGTGCGGTGTGAAGGGCACAGGCGGGGCTGCTGATGCCCCGTACACCTTCCGACTGTTCGAGGGCGGCACCCAAATCCTTGAGGCGATAGACACTGGCAGGATTTCGTTCGTCGGTGCCACCCACCGGTACACCGGGTTGGCGTTCTCAAACGCTGGTGCGTTGCAGTCCGGTAAAGCCGCCCAATTCGTGATGTTCGATTCAAAGTAGGGAGTTGTTGTGGCTGATGCCGGTTTAGTGCGGGCCGTGACCGCACAAGTAGCAGACCTAACAGAAGAACAAGTCAAAGCCGTTCTGACGGCTGTGCAACGCGCACAGGGCGGTGACCCTGTGGGCACCGTGTTAGAGGAACCCGGCACCGGTAATATCGCGGTGCGGGTATCCGATCAGGGTGCGCTGTATTGGCGTGTGACTGGTTTGGACGGCTCCATTTCCAATGACCAGCAAGGCACCCTGGCCGGGTGGACTGTGTTAAAGGCTATCTAATGGCTGTCACCCCGCAGGATTTGTTGGACGCGGGTTTGCGTCTGTGTGGCTGCCGCGAGGTTATGCCGCTAGCCTTGTACACCCCTGACGGTAAACGTGAGGATGTGGAGCAAGGTGAGTGCCGTCTGTGCCACGGCAGGTTCGGCAAGATGAAAGACTGAGAAGAATCCCCCCCTTAACCGGGGGGATTTTTTTCGTTTAACCGGTCAACCATCTCCTCAGGGATATACAACTCAGCTTTGATAACCTGGGTGTCCGGTATCCGGGTGATCCGATATTCGATCCCTGATTTCAGCAGCAGTTGGCGGCGTTCCTCTTGAGTTGAAATTGACCACTGCGTTTTGAAGGTTGAGCCGGTTTCCTTGAAATCCCAGCCCGCCTCCCGATACGGCAGTTTCTCCAACTCCTGAATACGCATATCCAGTGCTGTCATCTGCTCCGTAAGCCTGGTTCTCACAGTGTCCGACTTCATACCAGCCATGAGTTCCGCTATCTCCCCCACCGCACGTTTAGCGTCCTCTATTTCAGTGTGGTGATCCTCAGCGGGCAGGAATGTCCGTTCGAGTACCGGCGCGTCACCGACCACTTCCAGAAACGATTCTTCAAGATATCCTTCGACTTGTTCGGCATCGACCTGGGCGCAATGCCCTTTCACCCGGCAGTGGTAATACCGGTACAGTTTCTTACCGTAGTCGCGGCGATAGATTTTATGTAACAGGTTTTGGTTACAGTCATAGCATTTAACAACCCCAAGCATGGGGGAAGTATTCTTCGACCGTTTCGGGCCTTGCCTGCGTGCCACTAACGCCGCTTGCAGACGATCCCATTCGACAGGTGTCAATAAAGGTTCGCCGTTGAATACCGGTTTGCCTTGTGAATCCCTGACGGTTTGCTTCTCGAATGTGGCGTGGCCTAGCAACTGTTTCGATTCAAGTATCTGCCACAGCGTTGACGGCGGCATACCGTACTTTTCTGAGACACCTATTATCGGGGTGCCAGCAATAACGTCTGCGATCATCTGTTTCAAAACGGCAACCTGATCGGGGTCTGGTTCCAGCCGCCACCCGCCACCGGGCATTTGCACCGCTTTGTACCCGAATTGCGGGTTACCACCAGCCCACCTACCGGACTCCAACAGTTTGCGCCGGGACGCTTTGGTGCGTTCACGTATCGCCTCAAGTTCCCCTTCCGCGAGGAACGCGATCACGTTGGCGATCAGCCTGCCTACCGGTGTCCCCAGGTCTATCCCCTCAGAGCAGGACACCACGGTTTTGCCGTGGTCTACAGCCCACCCAAACAGTTTGTTCAGCTTGATTGAGTTGCGCCCTAGACGGTCGAGTTTCGACACGCACAGCGTGTCCCATTCCCCTTCCCGGTCTGGCCGCAGCCACGGCCCTAACGATGGGGTGTCGAACGGATCGACTGAGCCGGAAATGTCGAGGTCTTCGGCCCAGCCGATCAGTTCGTGCCCGTGGGTGTCAGCCCACTGTTGGATTACTTCGCGTTGACGTGCAGCGGAGGTAGATTCTTCGGTCAGACGGGACAGCCTGATACGGCCTAGTACACGCATCTACACATCGTACATGACGAGACCTCGTTACGGTCGGTGTGTAGATGTCAGTTGAGTTCGACCCGTTTGGAGAACTCAACGTATTTCGGGTTGGGTTCAACCCAGCCTTGTTCGTCCCACAGCATCACGTCGAGGTTCCCTTTTTCCAGCATG